TGGCCGGCGGAGTCATTCAAGAGTTTGGCGACTTTGATACGTCAGCCACGGATGCAGGATCGACGCAAGCCACCAATAGCCCTTTCACTACTGCATCGCCGCTCAATGCGACGATCACTGATCGATACGGTAATTCCGCGACCATCGCTAACTCTGGCATTTTCACAACCGGCAACGCTACGCTGTCATCGCTGACCCTAGCCTCGACCAAGATCACAACATGGGTGGCAGGAACCAATTACGCGCCGGGTGCCGTAGTACGGCCCAGCACTACCCAAGGTGCATTTGTCAATGCCATACCGAACGGTGACTTCGAGGGCGGCAGTGGCGCGGGCGGTTGGGTGTTCACCGATCCAGGCGGCATACCGCAATGGGGGTACTCCTCGACGCTGCCGAACCAGGGCGCGGAGTGCATTTCTTTTCCCGCCAACGCGCAGCCGGGGGGACAGGGCGCGTTCGCGACGATGACTAGTTTCAGTCTGGTGACCCCAGGCCAGAGCGTCACGGCGAGCGCGTACCTCAATCCCAACAATTCGGGCGCGAATTTGACGCTGTGGCTGCAACTGAACTGGTACAACTCCAGCGACGCCATTATTGCCTCTACGGGATTTCAACAGAACGAACAGGAAGGCGGCGGCTACAGAAAAGTCACGGTGACCGGCGCGGCGCCGACTGGGGCGGCGCACGTGCGCGTGTCGATCGGCGCGGGCAGCGGCACCACCAGCCATAACGCGGGGTTCGCGGATTTAGTGACGTGGAATTTAGAAACTCCTGCGGCAATTACTAATTTCTTGTTTGAAGCTATTCAGCCGAGCGCAGCCAGCTCAGCAGCCAACGAACCTGTATGGCCGACAAGCCTTGGCGGCACGGTGCTTGATGGTGGCGTAACTTGGAAAGCCATCGGTACCTCGATCATCACCTGGCAGGCTATTCCGCTGATGCAATCGGGATTGAGCGCACCGATATTCCCCACGATAATCGGAAACAGTGTTTTCGATCCGAGTACGTTTACCGATCAGAACGGTTCAGTAATAAATACGAGCATGTCCTGGGTAGCCATCGATCGGCATGTCTTGGACACGAGTTGCCCGAATACGGTAGCAGTAGCCATCGGTGCGAGTCACGTATTCGCAGGCGATAACGACATCACCAACTATTCGGCGGCGGTTAACCCGATTGACTGGAGTAGCACCAACAATGCGGGATACCTGCCCACAGGTTTAAACAGCTACGGGGACAACCCCGTTGCAGCACTCGCGCTCTACCGCGGCAACTTAGTCATATTCAATGCCGGCGGCTATCAGATGTGGCAGATCGATCCTGATCCGCAGAACATGGCATTTTTAGATGCGCAACCCGTGGGTTCTATTTTCCCGCGAGCGGCACAGTCGGTCGCGAATGATTTGCTGTTCTTGACCGAAGTGGGCGTGCGAAATCTAGGCACGATCGGCGCCACCGCCAATATGGCGATCGGCAATATGGGCCAACCGATTGATGCGCTCGTTAAGGCGCAGCTTTCTAGCGCCACATTCCAGCCTATTTCGCTTTATTACCCCGGCAGGGGTCAATACTGGCTAATGTTCGGGCCACAAGCATTCGTGCTCACGATTAACGGATTGAATGGAACGAAGTCATGGGCGCGGTACACGCTGCCGGATACCGTCACGGACTGGACCTTAAATGCCGGCATTCTGTACCTTCGCACCAAAGGCAATCTGGTGTGGCAATTAGATGCGAGTACGCTAGTGGATGACGGCAGCGCGGTTATCGCATCTGCCACCAATGCGCCCTTTAACGGCGTGATGCAGTGGCCTTATCTGGATTTGGGCTCTCTTGGCCGCACCAAAATGTTGATTGGAATTGACTTGGTGGGCGAGGGCAATTGCTCGATTCAAATAGCGTACAACCAAGCGGATAAAACGACGTTCAACGACAACCCGGCCTTTGCAACGTCTACCGGCGTGACCACGCCGTACTTTGTATCGGCAGCCGACACAACTCCGGGAGCGCCGTTACCTATTCCAATCAACGCGCCGAGCTATTCCGTCATTCTGACCTTTACCGGAAGTTCATCGAGTCCCAATGCCTGGAGCTGGGAAGCGGCCAACATCTACATCGCAGACTCAACCGGCGCGGGAGCGATGGGGTAGTGATCATCGTGTACACCGACCCCATGCTTTTGGATTTCGTCAAAGTCTGCATCAACATGCCGCAAGACGAGCGCGAGCAGTTGGAAGCCTTCACAGGCGAGCCTTATGATATCGATCGCGCGGCGGTCGGTAACTACTCCGTTCAAGGCCCCAAGTGGGTCGTAAAATCGGACGACGAGCCCATCTGCATTGGGGGCTTTGTGATGCAGCGACCGGGGGTATACCGGGACTTCATGCTGACGACACCGAAGGCTTGGGAGCACTGGTTTCAAGTTACGCGCATCGCGCGGCGCTGCATGGACGCTATGCTCTTGAGCAAGACGGCGCATCGATTAGAGTGTATATGTCCTGTGTCGCGACTAGAAAAACGCCCCGAAGTAGAAAAATGGTACGGAGTTTTGAATTATCACCGCGAGGGCACCTTGTTTGGGTACCTTGCGAGTGGCGGCGACGCGGCTATATTTTCGAGGGTGCGACATTGAGCAGGGAGAACTGTCATCGGTACGGGTAGCAGTGCGGCCAATGCTGCCAATGCTGCCAACGCGCAGCAACAGAAAGACATTCAAAATTCTATCGGCCAGATTACGTCCGCGTATTCAAATCCGAATCGGGCGAATCAGTACGCGCAGTACAACCAGAACCTCTCGAACTACTACACCGGCCAGGTCAACAATCAGGAAGCGGTGAATGCACGCAATTTGCAGTTTGCCAATGCGCGCAGCGGTTTGACGGGGGGTTCCGCGGCGGTCGACAACAACACGCAACTGCAAAAGGATTACACGCAAGGGTTGCTCAATGCTTCGCAACAGGCGACCGCCGGAACCTCCGCGCTTGAGCAATCGGATGTGAACGCCAAAAACCAGTTGATCGGCTTAGCGCAGCAAGGCAACTTTACGGGCGCGATCCCGACGCAGATTGCACAGGCGCAAAACGCCTCGCTCGGGGCCGCGCAGAACTACGGCCAGGCGCAAAGCTTAGGCAACGTGTTTGCGGGCACGGCCGGGATTTACCAGAACGAACAAACGGCGGCGGCGAATCGCAAGGCGCAATCCTCGCCTTTCGGGAGTATGTACGGTGGGTAGCGATAATCTGTTCTCAAAATTCGCCAGCATCGATCCCTTGGCGCAGGCGCTCAATCTCCCTGGCGCGCACAAGTACGCGCAGTCACAAGCGCAATCGGCGGCAGGCGCCACGGACACCAACGGCGGCGCGTACACGGGCGTAGATCCCACGCTGGCTGGAGCCAATGCGGGCTACGCGCCGGGCGGCCCTGGTGCCACGCCGGGCTTCGTGCCGACATCGCCAACAGCGGGCAACCACCTATTTGGAATAGCGCAGGGGGCAGCGAACTTATCAGGCAACGTGACGCCGCAGCCATGGTCGTCAGGTCAGCTCAAGCCCTTCACGCAAGCGAACCCCGGCGCGGGAACCAGCAACCCTTACGTGCAGCAAAGCCAGACGCGAAACCCCTACGGGCAAGATCCTTATGCGCTGGCGGCAGGGAACGCAGTCAACAACCGGGGAGGCTACTAAGTTGGGCTCTAGCTACTTCGCCAAGGGCAAAGCCCCGTCAATCTCAGGGGGCTCGCAGAGTCAGGAGGCTCGCGCCATCGGGCAATCGGCGTATGGCGTGCGCAGCGCCGCGGCGGGCGTGCAAAAGGGCCTTAACACGGCATTGGCGGTCAACAAAGCCGGCATGGCGAAGCCGCTGAAGAACAGCGCGGCGTATCCAAAAGGACCGAAACTCTAATGGGCACTGAAGGATTTTGGATTCCGGCTGCAATCTCTGCACTCGGTGCGGCCGGTCAAGGCGTCAACCAGATGCAGGCGCAGAAGCGTGAGCAAAATTCGCAAGTGCAGGCGATCGACGATCAACAGCAGTTCCGCCAGTCGGCAAACGATCAGGTCAAGAACTTAACGCAGCAGATCGCGACCAACTCTCCGCAACAGATCGCCAATAAGGAGACAAGTGATTTCGTGAACACGTTGCGTAAGAACGCGGCGGGCAGCCAAGCACCGAGCGCCACGGGAGCGCCTAACGATACGAATTTCGGGGCTCCTGTATCCGCGCTACCCCCCGCTGCGGGCGCAAGCGCTAAGTATAAAACTGATACCGCGAACGCACAGCAGCAGACGCAGCAGTACGGCAATTCCTATGCTACCGAGATGGGCAACATCGACGCAGCGGTGCGCCAGCGGCAAAACGAGGGGCTCGCACAGCAGACTTTGGGCACGAATCTAAACGTATTGGGCGCGCAGTCGTACTCCAAGAATTTCGTGGATCAACTTCGCTCACAAGCTGCGGGGCAGGCCAATCCGTGGGTAGGGCTGTTCTCCACCATGCTGCAAAAGGGTGCAGGAGCGTATGCGCTGAATGCTAACCCAGGGACGCAATGGTCTGATACCCCGCCAGATTCGCTTAATATATTTTCGGATGACGACAAATAATGCCCACAGGTCAAGGACTCGCGGATCTTCTTTCAGGCGCGGCTGGTGCTCCGGTAAACCGTCCTGCGCTCAACGCTTTTGTCGCTAATTCGCAAGCGACGAACGGTTTGCGTTCTGCACAGACAGAGGAAGCGTTACTCAATGCGCAACGCGCACAAGAGGAGCAAACCGCGGGAAGTCAGCTTGAGGAGGCTTTCAATGCGATGCCGGGTTCCACCCCGTCAGCGTCCCATCTAATGACGGTAGCGGCGCGAATGCACGCGGGCAGTTTCGTCAACGCCATGGATATGCTTAAAGCGTATCACGCATCGGTAGCAGGGGACCCGAACCTACTTAACACGCCGAATCAAACAGCAGCGCTGCAAGCACTTAGCGGTAAACCAGCAGGGCCGGAAACGTTGCCGAATCAATTCAGTCTGCCCGCGGGGATCAATCCTCCGCAGACCGGGCAGTCGCCGCAGGGCGCGGCAAACGTCGCGGATACCCAATCTCAAGCCGATTTACGCGAGGCGCAAGCGAAGGCCGGCGGGTTCAACCCGCACACAGGTGCTCAAGGAGGTCCTATGGACCCGCAAGCGGTAGCCTTCGGCTCTTACATGCTCTACAAAACCGGCAAGATGCCCGCGATGGGCATGGGCGGGGGAGCGGCGCGCATGGCGGTACTTTCGGGCGCGGCGCAGCTCGCGAACCAAGAATCGCAAGGTCAGCCCGTCACGAATCCGGGATTTGATACGGCGTTGGCGAACGGCCAGGACTTCACCGCCGCGCAGCGCCAGTTGAACAGCCAAGCGGGAGGTCCGCTGGGCAATCAAACGCGCTCGATCAACAACGTGGTGGGTCACGTACAGTTGATGGAGAACCTGTTCAACGGCTTGCAGAACGGCGATGTGCAGATTGCCAACAAGCTAAAAGCGCAGTGGAACAAAGCCTTTGGCAGCGAAGTGCCAACCGATATTCAAACTGCGGCCGGGTTCATCGGGCCGGAATTAACGAAGATTCTATCGGCTAACGGTTCGGCTGGAACGGCAGAGGAGCGCCAGGAGTTTTCGCACACGGCAGCGAATCTGGCTAATTCGCCGGAGCAAACGAATGGTGCGCTCGGGACGCTTAAAAACATGCTCGGGCGGCAGATGACCGATATGGCGCTTCAGTACCACGGGGCCACAGGGCGCAGCGATTTCGCGCGCCGCTACGTCGCGCCCGACGTGGCGCAGTACCTCGAACTTAATCCTGACGTGTCGGGACAAGCGGGAAGCGTGCAGCCGCCGGGCACCAGTCCGATTGTTTCCGCGTCCCCGGCGGGCGGCGCGGCGACCACGCTTCCGCCCCAAGCCTTGCAGCAGCTTAAAGAGGGGTTCCACACGACTTTTGGGAACGGCCAGGTTTGGACTTTACAGAACGGCAAGCCGGTTAAGGTGCAGTAGTGACCGATGACTGGAGCGTCGTAGGATCAGCGCCGGCCCAAGTCCAAAATCCTTGGGCGGTGCGCGCTGTGACGCCTGTGCAACCAGCACCCGTAACGAACGCGGCGGTAGGGGGCAATGAAACCACGGAAGGCCCTTTGGGTTTTGCGAACGGCCTCGCGGAACTCGTCGGTAAAGGCTTCGGCAACCTCCCCATGGGTGTGGTACACGGTATCGCGGATATCGTGAGTCGCATGTCGGGCCAAGGAGCCCGGCCACCGTCCGCACCTACGTTCCCCTTAAGCGCCAATGCTCAATCTGTCGGACGGGGAATAGGTGACACCCTAGATGAAGCGGCCAAGCCGTACAGCGGTATACCGGCACTTGAGCAGCCCATAAAGGAGTACGTGGCGCCAGTCTTAGGAGACGCAGCCGCCGTGGCTCCCGCACTGGGGATGGCGGGGCGCGTCCTTGGCCCCTTAAGCGATGCGGTAGGTCCTATGGGTGCAGGCGCCAGTGAAGCAGCAAGCACGGCGCAGGCTGCATCTACTGCAGGGCAGCTAGCGCAGCAGGGTTGGAAAATGCGCCCTTCCGATGTAGCAAAGCTAATCCCTGGCGGCCAACCTACGTTAGGTGGCGGGACGTTGCAGAGCATTGTTGGGGATAACGCGGCAGCACAAACAATTGGTCCGCAAAACGCTTTACTTGCACAGCAGAAAGCCGCCAAGGCGACCGGAATACGACTAGACGAAAATGGTGTGATGACGCCGCAGGCAGTTGAAGATGCCAAGACGCCCCACGCGGCCGTATACGATAAAATGGAGCAATTGCCAGGAGAAGATACTCCTTCCAGTTATACGCAGGCTATTCAGAAATTACGAACCGATCCGACACTTGCGCCAGAGACGCAAGGGGCGGTCGATAAGCTAGTGGATTTACATAGCGATGTAGGCAACTCTGCGTCTGCTTCTGCGTCCATTAAGACGCTTCGGCAAAAAGCCTCTAACCTCATCAAGAACGATAATCCCGACTTGCAAGATCGCGGCCACGTCATGAAAGGCATATCCCGCGCTTTAGAGGATGTTTTAGAGCGACGCGCAGTGGCGGCGGGCCAACCTGAATTAGCTACGCAGTTTCAGCAAGCCCGCAAGAGCTATGCACAAATATCTGCGGTAGATGATGCTTCTAAGGGCGGCATGATCGACCCGCAGCAATTGCTGAAAGCCAGAAACAAGGGGGCTCCTCTAACCGACGATTTGGCTGATATCGCAAACGCTGCGGAACAACTTCCCGATGTGGTAAAGCATCAGCACGCCTTCTCAGGCGGCGCGTCAAGTCTCCCTACGACGGCTGTTGGCGCAATACAAGGGATGCTCCGAAATCTAGGGGGACGCGCCGTTTTAAACGGTCCCTATCAGAAATCACTTCGCGGCACGCCCAGGGACTTAAGCGATGCGCTAACCGCGCCAGAGGCACCCACTCCATCGTCAGGCCCGCAACCGCCACCATGGATGACGGCCTCGCCTCCGAGCGCTCCTCCAGCTGCGCCTGCCGGGCCGCCAGGGCAGATTCCCTTAGCGGACTTGCTCTCGTATGGCGTTGAGCAGCCCTCGCCTCAAGGGCTCTCAAGCGCTCCCATGGGCTCTCCCGCGCAAAGCGGCATTCCGTTTGCGCGCAATGCCGAGCACGAAGCTGGGGATCTATCCCTTGCCGATGCGTGGGCGTCGCCAACAGACATGTCACTTTCCCCGGCAGAGCGCGCCGCCGGGCGCGAGCGTACCGCGGCACAGCGCACCGGAGGAAACGCGCAGTCCGAGCCCGAAATCATCCCAAGGGGTGCGGCAGAGCGTGAGGGCGAGGTTGCGCGACGAAACAGCCAAGAGGTGAGGACATATGGCGGTCAGCCGGCCAACCAGGACTTGGCCGAAGTCATGAGTAGCAACGTACCCGACAACATCATGGCTAAGAGCCCCCCGGCCAGCGCACCGGATTTTGAGAACTTAGGACAGCCGTTAGTGAGCCATGAGGCACGCCCGGACGGCACGCATGTGTTCTCGTCCCCGAACGGGACTACGACAGCCGTGCGCTTGCCTGACGGGAGCTTAAAAATAACCGGATCAACCACTTCAAAAGCCGCTCGCGGTACGGGCGAGGGGACAGCGCGAATAGAAGCGGCGGCAGACTTCGCGCATAAATCCGGCGATCCGGTAGTGAGCGATAACGAGGTGTCGGGACCGGAGCAGAAAGTTTACGACTCCTTGAAGCGCAAGGGGCTCGACGTAAGGGTAAACCCCCACGCCACGGATCGAGGCACGGGGGTTAAGAAATCCGCCAGTGAGTTGAAGGGCGTGTACGAGATTCACCCGCCGTTGGGTTTTAGTTTGCAATGAAGATCCAACTCCCCTCCATTGGCGGACTGCGCAAGGTTGTCAAGGTACCGGGCAGCAATGTGGCTGTGGGTACCACCATTTCAGAACTCGGGTCTGGCACCGTGTCACTCACGCAGCTCGCCGCCATCATTACGAAAATTCAAGCCGGGCAAGTCAATACCGGCGGTGGCAACATCGGGGATGGCACAGAAGCGGTGCTGGTCCTGGGTCCAGGGTTATCCGGCGGCGGCCCGATGCTTGGGGGCGTGCCTATTAACCTTACCGCACCCATCCCGTGGGGCCTGGATGACGGAGGCGGGGGAGGAGACGGCGACCCAGGACCGCCGGGACCGGCGGGTCGCAATGGCGTGACGGGTGCGCAGGGACCGCTAGGCCCCGCGGTATTCATGTCCGCGGATGAAGGATCGGAAGGTGATACAGGGCCGCGGGGGTTGACCGGCATCGCGGGCCCAACAGGGTCTACGGGTATTGCGGGACCTACGGGCACCACACTCGTTTTTTCAAACACGACAGTTCCCGCGGGCAACACGATCGCTAACACGAGTGTAGAAACCTTCTTTACTTCATCCTACGTGATCCCCCCGAGTGCACTCACCGCCGGCATGGTGGTCAGAGTCAAATTGTTTGGCGTGTACAGCACTGGGGTTATAGCACCCACATTGACGTTGCGAATCTATTTCGGTTCTACCGTATTGGTTTCTTCGGGAGCCATAACGACGGTAGCCGGCGTCACCAACGACGGGTGGTCAGGCGAAGGTTTATTTATTGTCCAGACCATTGGTACGACCGGCACCATAGAGGCGCAAGGGCTATCTGAATTCTCAACGGCCGCAACCGCTGCGCTGTTCATCAACATGGACAACACGGCGTCTATAACAGTCAACACAACGATTGCCCAAGCGGTTCAAGTCTCCGTGCAGTGGGGAGGCACGGTAAGCGCTAGCGATACAATTACGCTGCGCGAGATGACGATAGAAACCATGTCCGCTGCCGGCATCACCGCACCGCCGCCGCCGCCGCCTTTTCCGGTATTTTTTGCGGACGATGGCGAAGAGGGGGCCATGGGGCCGCCAGGGATCGCGGGCGTTAACGGCGCCAGTGGCGGCAGTGGCGGCAGCATTCCCGCCGCAAAAACTCCCGCCACCATAGCGGGATTGCTGTACTGGTTCGATGCCAGCACGTTAACTTCAGCCTTTACTAGCGGCACAGGAAACGGGTTGCCACTATTGGCCTCTCCAGATCCTTATCGCGCACCGGCTTCGGCATTTATAGCGGGGGCGGGTAACGGAGCGTTTATCGATACCAGCACGCTAAACGCCCTGGCGGTGCTAAATTTCCCTGGCACGGCGGCCGGGCAATACACGCTTAGTCCTCCCCAGATGATAACCCCATCTCAAACTATTTTTGTCGTGTTCAATCTATCGTCTCTAACAACGCAGAGTAACTTTATCGGAGGCGCTACAAACTCTGTAGCCTTGGGCGTGTTGACTAGCGGTAAATTGCAATTACAAATAACAAACGCTATCGGCATAGCGCAGAGCATTGCCACGCTAACGACGGGAACATGGCATCAAGTAAACACCACATACGATACGAATAATTTTTCATACAGAGTAGACAAAGTGGCGGATATAAGTGGCGCAAGTCTCCACACTGCGAGCGCGCCACAATCCGGTTTAGGATGGAACGGTTCATCCCCTGTACTTAATTTAAATGGCAAGTTGGCAGAGCTTATTTACTACAATAAGGTACTGACCACGGCGAGCATCCTGGCGGTAGAAGCCTATTTGTCAGCTAAGTGGGGCGTTTGAGCTAAACTCATATCACTCGGAGAATTTTAAGATGGCTTCTAACAAGATATTCAACAGTCAACCCGCGTACATCGCAACGGCCGGCATGACCACAGCCTGCAATCTATTCAATTGCAGCATCACGACGCTGACGCCGCAAGGGATCGGTTTTGCAGCCGCGCAGCCTTATGCGATTCAGAAACATATTCGCGTCAGCAATCAACTC